GCCACTTTTCCCCATTTAGGGACCAATACTCTCTGTGGGCCAAAATCCCACATTATTCCTGAACAGTACTCGATTGAATCATAATCGAGACCACGATCAACAACTACCAATTTGTGTCCAAAAGCTAACATCAATTTGGACACCATTTCACAATCGAGTGGTTCTCGAGTGAAAATCAGGTTGTCGTCGCCGACCTCCACCACATAGTAATCTGTAATACCCATTGCTTTCATTACTTTAGCAAACATGGCAAAACCCCTCAAAGTATTACCACCGGATGTATTAGCATTACCACTGGGAAATTTTCCCGCTACTTCAAAACGTACTCCATGGTGGGTGATCGCTTTGGTAAATCTCAAAGCGCGAAAACATCTCATCGTCCTTTTCGATAAGAATTTCTCCATGTAGTCATTTTCAGCTTCAATGGCTTCTTCTTCAGTATGACCATCATACCTGGAGAAATCACCCTCAGCACATGAGTACCGCAAAGTTTCAAAGTAGGTGACTATAGCTCCGATTTGAGTTGGGTTGAGACCACCGGTATATATAAACCTATTTTCCAAGGCTTTGTCTACTGTAGACCACAATTCATTGCACCATAATTTCAACAAAAAATGGTACTCGGGACCAGTCAAGGCTAGATACTCATCAGAAGATGCAGATATCAATCTGGCATCACAGTCACCTTCAGTTTTACCACACAGTGCTTCTATCTTCACAAAACACTTGCGCAATGTGCTCACGTCGGCGCCTTCACGCGCCAATCTGTCAAAGGCTGCTGCAATAGCTTTTCTTCTGGCTACAGGGTATCTAGAGAGCCAGTTCTCGCGCACTTCTTCTTCGTCATACGTCGCCGCGTCAATTTTCGGAAACGTCATGACTTCATCAAGGCACGCAAAAGCATCACTCCACGCTTGTTTTCTGATAGCTGGTGTGGATAAGGGCACTATACATTGTCTAGTGACCACACTCCGCAGCTCAGTATGAGAACAAGGCCTGGAAATTTTCACGTTGTTGAGACCAATTGAGAAACCAACCGGGTACGATTTTTCAACACAGCTAGGTGTTGTCGTGTCGATTACTCTCCCTGCATGTGGCGGGATCACTCCACCTATTAAACCCATACAGGAATCATTAATCTTTTCAACGTGGGTACGCGTCGCCATTACAAATGTGCTTCGTCTGTTGCTGAACTTATAAGCTGGATAACAACCAATTGATACAACAGACATGAGTTTCGCACTACTCATAATGGGGCCACCGTATTTGTATGTTAAAACACCAACAACGCCAAGGCCAAGCGCCGCTGCTAATATACCATACTTGCAAGACTCAACTTTTCTAGTAATTTTAAGTTTATTATAAACAAACCAAGGCCACCAACTTTCATTGGCTATGACTCGGTCAATCGTATCATCAGTTAATGGTTTTATCGCGTTAATATACGGTCTTGTAGTAATAAGTGCATAGTTTCCACTGCATATTTGTGTTGTATATTAAATTGTGTTTTAGACATAACAAGATTCGCACGCGCCAACCAAGAAGTCAATGCTTTTTCATTTCGACCGTGTTTCAGGAAATGTAACTTCATCTCTTCTTGCATCGCGTGAGTTGATGACAAATCAAGGTATGATTGTTTCTCAACTTTCTTAGGTACAATAAACCCAGGTATACGAGGAAAGAAAACAATAGGTTGGGCATCAGGTTCGGATGGCACCTCGTATGTGGTCGGCTCAACTTGTCGCACATTGTTTTCTTCTATGATGTCTTCTAATGCATCAATAATACCTAGATTTTGTTGTAACTCATTTACTAATGCAGCATTTACAATATTTGAGTTGCCTCCCTTGCTACTCTTTACTTTATAAGTTTTCTTTTTAATTGCGCTGCTATTAGTACTTTTCCCATCGTTTTGACTGTATTTCATATTTCTTTGTTTAACATCCCTATGGCGGCTCGTCACAATCTCCACTGACTCACACGATTCTCCAGATGATGAAGAATGCTTCGTGGGCCGATCGCCGTACTTTGCACGGTGAGTGACTTCTAACACATGTCTATGTGGCCTTCG